AGTGCTTTGATTCCCCTTGTGTCGATTTCTGTAATAGAACAATCTGTAAAACAAGAAAATTCGGTATTGGTAAAATGGGTGGGTATTTTTCTAATATTGAATTTGGAAAGCTTTACCAGATACAAACAGAGTTACCCTATTATGAATGGGAAGTAAAAGCACAATCTAATTCAGGTGCATTTAAAAGATTATCCTTCAGAAATGAAGATGAAATTATTAAACAAGATGTTTTTCTTAGATTGTGTTTTAGAGAACTGCATACTTTACCTGTTAAAATGAAGCAAGTTGAATGGTTTAAACTTGTTAATCAGCATTTAGAAGAAATAGAAATTATTCATGTTAATAAAGAAGATGATATTTCCCCATACAGTATATTTAGAAACTACTTCATAGATTTTTTAACTAATAGAGCTATGGCAAACAATAAAGATCAAATACTAAATAAACGTGTTTACTTTGATAAACCATATCAAGAATATTATTTTAGATCATTTGATTTAGTAGAATTTTTTCACCAGAAAAATTTTAGAGATTTTTCTACAACTGAAATACATAGGGAATTAACAAGAGTAGGTGCTAAACCAAAAAAGATTAAAACAGAAACAAGGCAACAAATTCGTGTTTGGTGTTTAGGATTAAAAGATTTTAAATTAATGACAACAGCAGAACAAAAAGAATTTGTTGCCAACTTTGATCCAGAAAAGGAATTTTAAAATGGAAGATATAAATATTATTTTTGGTGCACCTGGATGCGGAAAAACAACCTATTTACTTGATATTCTTGAAAAGGAATTAAAACAAAATGAACCTAATAAAATTGCTTTTGTCAGTTTTACCAGAAAAGGAACATATGAAGGAAGAAATCGAGCAATTGAAAAATTTGGTTATGATGAAAAAGATTTTAAATATTTTCGTACCCTTCATTCAATAGCATTTAGGGAAGGTGGTTTTTCTAAATATGATGTAATTAATAAAAGGGATTACAAAGAATTTTCACGTGCTATGGGAATGACATTTACAGGATATTATACAGAAGAATTTTATCATAATGATGATAGATATTTATTTCAAACTATTCTTGAAAGAAACAACAATAAACAAGCAGAAAAATTTAAATATGGTTTGAATATTAGAAAGCTGAATGATGTAAGAAACAACTATATTAGATTTAAGGAGTTTAAAAAGATTGTTGATTTTACAGATATGATTGAAAGATTTGTTGAAACTAAAAAAGCTTTGCCTGTTGATGTTGCTATTATAGATGAAGCACAAGATTTAACATCTTTACAGTGGGAAATGTGCAAAGTTGCCTTTAAGGATTGCAAAAGGGTATATATTGCAGGGGATGATGAACAGGCAATTTATGAATGGTCGGGTGCAGATGTTGAACAGTTTTTAAATTTAACAGGTAAAAAAGTAATATTACATCAAAGCTACAGATTACAAAAGGATATTCTAAAGCTTGCAAAACAAATTTCAAAGCAAATTAAAAACAAGGTTGAAAAGAAATTTGAACCTATAGGGGATGCAGGGAAAATATACTTTCATAATTATCTTCAAGATATTTCTATTGATCCAAATGAAACGTGGTATTTTCTATGTAGAAATAATTGGTTTTTAAAACAATATTCAGAACAATTAAACATGCATGGTTTACCCTACTATTATAAAGATAAATTTTCTGTCAATAAAAAAGATGTTGCTGCAATCAATACTTTTGAAAAGATACGCAAAACAAGGCAAATGTCAGAAACAGAAGAAATGACAATTAAAAGATATGTTGATGAAGATAAGATTGATTTAAAATTGCCTTGGTTTATGAATTTTGAAATGGAAAATGATCTAATGATGTATTACAGGGATTTGATTAAAAATGGGCATGATATAAACAATAAGAATTTAATGATAAATACTATTCATGGTGTTAAAGGTGGTGAAGCAGATAATGTTGTTATTAAGCTTGATTTTACCAAATCAGTTAGAGAAAATTTTGAAAATAACCCTGATTCAGAATTAAGGTGTTTATATGTTGCCTGTACACGTGCAAAAAAGAACCTTCATATAGTGTTTTCAAACTCAAAAAATGGGTATGATTCATATATTCATTTTTGAAAACACATAGGAAAAAACCTTGCACGTGAAGGGGTGTAGAAGCGATCTTTTGGGCATAGGTGATACTTAGATACCTTTTTTGATTTTGCGTCGATCCTATACCCCACCACGTTAAAGGTATGAAAATAGGTCTATAATTCTATATACTATAAGGAGTTATGAAGCATGAAATATCCAGATTTGAAAAATGAACCAATTTTAGGGTTTGACATAGAAACCTATGATCCTAATTTAAAAAAGTTAGGTACAGGTGTTTTCCGTGATGATGGTTATGTATTAGGTATATCCCTTGCAACCAAAAACGGTTTTAATGAGTATTACAATATAGGGCATACTGATATACAACCAGCAGAAAAGCAAAAGAATCTAAAATATTTACGTGATACATTTAAAAACCATGTTCCCAAAGTTGGTGCAAATATCATTTATGATATTGATTGGATCGAAAACTTTTTAAAAATTCCTGTTAAGGGTAAAATACTTGATGTTCAAATTGCTGAAGCTTTAATTGATGAAAACCAGGGAACATATAATTTAGATTATATTGCAAAAAAGTATTTAGATTATACAAAATATACAGAAGAAATTTATCAATTTTGTAAAGATAATAATTTAGCAGGGGATGCACGAAATTGGTTGTTTAAAATGCCTGCATCCCTTGTATCTAAATATGGAAAGATAGACGCAAAACTACCAATTGATATATTAGAAAAACAAAATTCAATTCTTGTTAAAGAAGAATTAAATCATCTATTTGAAATGGAATCTGAATTAATTAGATGTTTGTTATTGTTTAGAAAAACAGGTGCAAAAGTTGATCATCATAAAAGGGAATTAAATGCCAAACAGTTACAAGATCAATATGAAAAAATTAAATTTTTCTTATGGGATGAATTTTGGGAAAATTTTAATCCCAATAGTGGTAAACAAGTTGCACAAGCTTTAGATAGAAAAGGGATTGAATACCCTTTAACAGAAAAAGGAAACCCAAACATAGATCAATATTTCTTTAGAAAATATGAAGATCAATATTCTATTGTAAAAATGATCCATGAATACAGGAAAGCACATAAAACAGTAAATACATTTTTAATGGGAAGTTTAGAAAGATATGTAATAAATGAATTAATTCACCCAAATTATCATAATACAAGGGTTGATGATTTTGGTGCAAGATCAGGAAGGTTAAGTTGTTCCGATCCAAACTTGCAACAAATACCAGCAGAAGAAGAATATGGTAAATTGTGCAGGGAAATTTTTATACCCTTTGAAGGTTGCATTTGGGGTAAATGTGATTATTCACAAATTGAGTACAGGATCATAGCCCATTATGCAAGGGGTAAAGGATCAGAAGAATTAAGACAAACTTATATTGAAAACCCTGATACTGATTATCATCAATACATTATGGATTTAACCAAATTAGATAGAAAGAAAAGTAAAAATTTAAATTTCGGTGTTGGTTATGGGATGGGTGCAAGGTTTATGTCACAATTTTTTAATTGGCCGTTAAAATACTGTTATGAAATTTTAGATGTTTACCATAATAAAGCACCATATATAAAGGCAACTATGCAAGCTGTTAGTAGTGTAGCCCAAAGAAGAGGATATATTAAAACTATTTTAAACAGAAGAAACAGATTACTTGATAAAAAGAAAGCTTATATAATGTTTGCTCGATTAATTCAAGGTTCAGCAGCAGATTTAATGAAGAAAGCTATGCTTGACAATTACAAAGCTGGAATATTTGATGTTTTACATCCCCATTTGACAGTACATGATGAATTAGATGTTAGTATTCCTGTAACTGATGAAGGGTTTGAAGCTTTTGAAGAAATGAAATATATAATGGAAACAGCTATAAAATTAAAAGTACCTGTAAAGGTTGATGCAGAAATTGGTACAAATTGGGCAAATGTAAAGGGGTATACAAAGCATGAAAGAAACAGAATTATCAAGAAAGATAATTAAATTGCTGCAATTTTCAGGGATATTTGTTCAACGCATAGAATCACCTATGACGGGTGTAGGAATACCAGATTTATTTTTTAGGACAACACAAACTGATGGATGGATTGAATTTAAAGTAATACAACACCCAATAAAATTAGAACAGAAAAAAATTAAAATCCCTTTTCGACCAGGGCAATTAAATTGGATTAAAAATTATGTTGCTATGGGTGGAAATGCTTTTTTATTTATATCTATTGATTCATCTTTATTTATCTTTAAAAATAAAAACATAGAAAGAAGCTATACACAAGAAACATTTATAAAAAAAGCAAAGTATGCACAATTTCTAAAAGATGTTGATGCAGAAGATATTGTTGGTGTTTTAGATAATGATTATAAAGTTATTAATTTAATCTGAAGCAGCTTCAAAAGAAGCACATTTAACATTATTATCTTTTAACCATTTACGTGCATCTGCTGCTGTTTTAAATCGTGATGTTTTTAATCTATATGCTTGTGTTCGTGTAGTAGTTTGCCCTTTTAATCTACCAATAATTATATCAACACCTGAAGTTACACTTTTGCGTCTAAAACTTCCAGCTTCAAAACTACCAGGATTTAAAACTCTGCAAGCATGTTCGTTTGGATAGGGCATTTTATTGACTCCTTAAATTTTCTGGTGCTACAGGTGGAGTAAAAAACCCTACAATAAAAGGGTTTGGTGTATTTACTCCATTTTCATAACTCCAATTAACTTCAGAAAATAAAGTTTCCCCATCAATTACTTTTTTAGTTCTAACACCAACAGCATATTTACCTTCAGTTGCAAAGGTAACTGTTGATTCTAATAGTGCTGTTTCTTCCACAAAGGTTAATGTGTCAACATTTTGTGGATCGGCTACAGGATAAGGTGCAAAATAAACTTCATAGCTTATTGCACCTGTATCTGTTACAGCATCCCATTCAATTGTAATTTGATTAGTATACTGTACAGTTTGCCCTAACAACAAAGGCAAGCACAACAGAATGATTAACAACCATTTCTTCATTTTTATTATCCTCCGGTTTGCCAAGGTTCTACAATTGGAATCGTTACAGGTGAACCAGGGAATTCATCTGTACCAAAAGTAACATATGGTTTTGCTTCCCAATCACCAACTTCATTAAAAGTATTTACTGGAATATCAATATAAATCTTCCCATCTGTTCCAGGTGGATTTAAAATTGATGCTGCAAATTTTGCACTTTCAACCTGTTCAGGGGATTGATAATTTATTGTTTTATTAGTAATGGTTACATCTGAAAAATCAACAATTACACCATCCCTAATGCAAGTAATAATTAACTGAAACGGTTGATTTTTTTCTATTCGATCACTCATAATTCTGAATCACCCCCATCATATTTAGTAAAGATATTTGAAATAAATTCAATAATACTTTTTGATATTGTCGAAATACCAGCAGAAGTAAAAGTTACAATATTTGAAATGCCTTCAAATATTTTAGGTGGTAAACTAACAAAAGCATTTAAAACATCTGTTATTCCAACAGTATCAGCAAGTTGAACTATAATAGTTCTAATTGTTGAAATTGTATCTGAAATATTAACAGTATCAATTATTGATCTAACTGCACCTTTTGATCTTGTAATTAAATCTGTAATTCCAACTGTATCGGCAACTATTCTAACTCCTTTTTTTGATCTTGTCAATATATCCGTTATTCCAACAGTATCAGCAAGGGAAACAAGTATTTTTTTAGTTACTGTTAATGCATCTGTAATATTTTCTGTATCTGTTATTGTTCTAAAAAATGTACCTATTCTTGTTAAAGTATCTGTTATATTTACAGTATCAGTTATTGATCGAACAAAAGAAACTATTTTTGTTAAAGTATCTGTTATATTTACAGTATCCGTTATTGATCTAACTGCACCTTTTGATCTTGTGATTATATCAGTAATACCAACTGTATCTGCTAAAGAAACAAATACTTTTTTAGCTGCTGTTAATACATCTGTAATTCCAACTGTATCAGAAATTGATTTAATAATATTTCTTGCTGTTGTAATTGTATCTGTAATTCCAACAGTATCAGCAAGGGAAGCAAACTTTGCTGCACCAACTTTAACTGCTGTTAATACATCTGTAATTCCAACTGTATCGGCTACAGTTCTAAAGAATGAACCTATTCTTGTTAATGTATCTGTAATATTTTCGGTATCTGTTATTGTTCTAAAAAATGTACCTACTCTTGTAATTGTATCAGTAATTCCAACAGTATCAGAAATTGATCTAACAAGTTTAGTTATAGCAGCAAGTGTATCTGTAATATTTTCGGTATCTGTTATAGTTCTAAAAAATGTACCTATTCTTGCAACAGTATCAGTAATTCCAACAGTATCAGAAACTGATCTAAAGAATGAAGCAATTCTTGTTAATGTATCTGTAATATTTACTGTATCGGCTATTGATCTAACTGCACCTTTTGCAGTTGTAATTAAATCTGTTATTCCAACAGTATCAGCAAGGGAAACAAAAACCATTTTAGAAGCAGCAAGTAAATCTGTACTTCCAACTGTATCGGCTATTGATCTAAAAAATGAACCAATTCTATTTAAAGTATCTGTTATTCCAACAGTATCAGATATTGAACGAATAGCACCTTTTGATCTTGCAAGTAAATCAGTAATTCCAACTGTATCAGCTATTGATCTAAATGCACCTTTTACTGTTGCAACAGTATCGGTAATTCCAACTGTATCAGCAATTGATCTAAAATAAACTAATGATCTTGCAAGTAAATCTGTACTTCCAACTGTATCGGTTATAGTTCTAAAGAATGAACCAATTCTATTTACAGTATCAGTTATCCCAACATTATCTGCTATAGTTCTAAAGAATGAACCAATTCTATTTACAGTATCAGTTATCCCAACATTATCTGCTATTGATCTAATTGCACCTTTTTTTCTTGCAACTGTATCTGTAATTCCAACAGTATCAGCAAGGGAAGCAAACTTTGCTGCACCAACTTTAACTGCTGTTAATAAATCTGTTATTCCAACAGTATCGGCTATTGATCTAAAAAATGTACCGATTCTTGTTAATACATCTGTTATTCCAATTGTATCAGCAATTAATCTAACTGCATTTAAAATTCTTGTTAATACATCTGTAATACCAACAGTATCTTCAAATGTTACACATAAATGATATTCTTCATCTGCTCCACAATCAGGATAATCTGATCGTGGGGATTGTCCTTTACCATCATCATCAACAGGTAAATTAGTATCTGCTGAAACATCAACTGCTGAATATTGTGCACCACGATCATAACAAGTTAAACGGTAATTTTTTGCACTTTCATTTTCAAAATCAAAAGTTTGATTTACTTTATCATTTGCACCACCAGAAAAAGATGAATCATCAGTTGTATTATAATCACTATCTGTTGCAACACCATTTGGATTTACTTCATTTAAAGCACCAAGATATTGATAAGCAACTAAATTATTTTTTAAATGTACTTGCAAATCAGTTGCAAGTGAATTTACAGCAAAAACAACAATACCATATGTACCACCAATTACTGTATTATAATAACACCATACTTCTAAACCTGTATCATTTGCGTAAAAATAAAAACCACCACCATTTCTACCAATAGAATCTTGATTTGGTAAATAAATAATATTGTTATAAATATAAGCTTTTGCAGCACTTTGTCCTGATGGTCCTGTTACAATATGAGTTAAATTTAAATGCCTTTGGGGAATTACATCACCATAACCAGGTGAAGTATCAAAATCACCTTTAACCAAATTATTATGATACCAGAAAAAACCTAATTCATCATTATTAAATTGATCAATTACTCTAACAGTATTTGCACCAAAGTTTGCAGTTATATTAAATTCAACCTGCATAAATGAAAATTCAACAGCATCATCTAATGCAAGTTCAATATCAAATAAACCGTTAGGTGGTGCAGTAGTTGTGTCAACTGTCCATCTGTATCTATGTCTATCAGTTTTAAATGTATTATCATGCCTTCCATTTCCTAAAGGATAACCACCTAAAATTTCAATTTTATTATCTTGATCAGTATTCCAACCAGAAATTACAATTGCACCTGTTGAAGTTTTATATTCCTCTTGACCACCATCTAAATATAATTGTGAATTTCCACAACCAGCAGCAACTAAATCTTCATCTGCTGCTGCTTCCCATTCTGAAGTGCTTGCAAATGCCCTATCAGTTCCAGTTGTCGCATTTGTTTTACCAGTTCCACCAGGAGTTGAACCAGTATTTACATAATGCAAAATAAAACTTGACCATGTTGCAACACAAGTACCAATTGCAGCACCATTTGTTACATCATATAATTCAAATTCATATTCATGGCAAAGAATAACACCAGTAGGATCAAGCGCCCACTGAAATTCTGTATAGTTTGCTCCACCTAAAGCATATGTTCCTGTATCTGGTAATAAATTATCCCCTTCATTTTCTAAACCATCTTGCCAAATGCTACCTGGATTATTTGTACATCTACTATTTGCTTGTGTTAATGTTGCACCATCAACTAAAACTGTACCTGTTCCCCATCTAATAGCTGTTGCTGATCCAACATCAGCAAAAGCACCAGCAGCAGTTTTATCTCTGAATCTTAATTTATAAGCAGCAGACCATGCATTACCATCATCTTCAATTTGAGTACATAAAATAAATTCATTTTCCCAATTCTGTTTTTTTACTGGTGTATCATCAGCAGCAATAGCTACACGTGAAGCATCACAAATACGTGAAGATGTTAATACTGGTGGTTTTATTTTACCCAATTATTCCACCTTTTTATATTTAACTGTACATTCAGGGATGCTATTTCTACCATCATCTGTTGAACAGTTAAAAGGACGATTTAATTTTAATTCACATTCAGTTGTAATTTTAGAAACCTGTTTTAAATATTTACATCTTCCTGTATTAAAAACATTTGCATCAATACAACATTTTCCACAAGATGAACAACCATTAATTTTAATATACCATTTCTGATTTTCTTGTTTAAAAAATCCAATTGGTTCAATACCAGCAAATAACCAAAGGTTTCTTCTATTTAATTCACCAGATATTAAATCACTTAGAATAGAAACCTTTCTTTTTTTATTCATACACTTTTATCTTTTATAGCTGCATTAAATTGATCCCTTGTTACTTCAACTTTTCTTTCTGCTTCAATTCTATCAACTAAAGGTGTAGGTAAATTTAATTTATCAATTGTATATTTCCTTTTAAATATTATAGTTTCACCTGAACGATAAGCAACTAAAAATGCTTCTGCTTCAGCTAATGATAAATCATAAACGTGTACACCAACACATTTAGGATTTGTTATTTCTTGTAACCAAGTTTCTGTTAAAGGATCAAATAAAACCCCATCAGCTACAACAGAAACAGGATCACCCTGAATGTATCGCTGATCATACTGTTTTAATTTACCTACACCCCAATCAGTGCGATCAGCTAATTCCATCCAGGATGATTCCCATCTGACAATAAAAGTTGCCATTAATTTATGCACCCAAAAAAGTTATTTCCCAATCCACCTGCAAAGTATCTGTTGAAGCAACATCAACTGAAGGTGTAATTTGACCATATGCCAAATTATCACCTGAAGCTTCAACTGCATTATTTCCTAAACCAGCTTCATCAATTCCAGTTTGGTTTAAATCACCAGCTTCAAAAGTTGCACGATACTGTACAACATTATCATCTGTATTTCCCCATGTTCCTTTAAGTACTGGATAACCTGTATCCATTACTTCAGGTGAACCAGTAGGTGTATTTACTGCTGTATTTTGTTTTGGGGTTGTTCCTGTCCACCCTGTACCAACTGTAATGTGTCCATTTGTTTGATCAACTTTAGTTCGTGCAGGGGTATTTGCCATATTATCAGCAACCAGTGCATCCCCTTCATCGGTAACTATGTTGTGGTTTACAGCAGTTTCAAATTTTAATACTTCAAAAGCTTCACGGAAATTTTTTCTAATTGCACAAGCAACCATAGTTGTAAATACTTTAAAATTCCAAGTTGTTCTTTTCTTTCTAAAACTATGTTCTTTATAGATTGCATCACGTGCAATAAAATAATCTGGATTTTGTTTTCTTTCAGGGAATTGAATTCTTAGTGCTTCAAGTTTTTCAATTCCAACAGGATCAAGGGAAATTACTTTTGCTCTAACAACACCTTTCATAATTGATTTACTTCTGATCATTCTTTTTACTCCTTAAAATTTAATGATGTACTTTTTTTATCATGTACCAGGGTTTTCAGGTTCTACAGCACTTCTAAGAAAGATACCTGAAATTGCAGTTACTACACCAATTAACATTTGCAACAATTCAATTTCCCCTGCTAACCAGGAAATTACAAACCCAAGTGCTGCTGCAATAGCAACCCAAACGGTTTTATTGGTGAACCAATTAAATTTGTTGAAAAAATTTCTAAGATTGTTATCTATTTCTGATCTTAGAAAAATAACACCAACTGCACCAACAATTTCAAGCACTACTGCTTGTAAACTTTGTTGTCCAGTTATCCACGATATAATTGCAAGTATAATTGCTGCAATCATACCCCAAAAGGTTTTTGATTTTAGTAAACTCTTTTCACCCATTTTAATCACTCCTTAGTAACTGAAATAAAATTAATCCAGTACCTACACCGATTGAAAACGAAACACCACCAACTATTAAACCAACTTTAATTTTCTCCTTTCTTGATTGTTTTAATAATTGCATCAACTGTTGTGATAGCTTCTGCAATTCCTTTTGTAATTCCTGTACTTGATTCTCCAACTTCTGAATTTCTTTTTTCAATTTCTCTAATGATATTTCTTTGTTGTTCAAGGATAGTTCCAAGTTCTCTATTTGCGTTTTTGAGATTTTCAATTGATTCTCTATCTGCTCTATATAACTTTTCAAGTTCATTATATTCTGATTTTGCTGCTGTAATTGTTGTGTTAAGTTTTCCGATTGTATTTTCAAGTTCACTAATTGTATCTTTAGCTGATTTAATTTCTCTATTACTAATTCTTTTTCCAAATCCGTAGCCGATAAACAAGGCAACAGCAATAAGAATAATAAGAATGATAGGTATAATTTTTTCATTCAATCTTATATCCTCTTGTGCTTTCTATATTATTTGAAAAACTTCTACCAGGATTATATAAAACATTTCCATCTGCATCACTTCTATAGAAATGATTAAAAGTAGGTAATTGAATTTCAGTTATAAAATAATTACATCCCTTAATTTCTCCAAAACTTTTTGAAGGATCAAAATCATCACGATATAAGTACTGTATAAACATATTTCGTTTTCCAAGTATATAAAAACCCAATCTAATAATTTCTGCATGATTTAAAATATAGCATCTGTTTTGTTGTGCTTGTCTACCATCTTGCATAAATTGGGGTATTGCATACCAATATATTTTATTTACTTCTGCAATTGTCAATTCACTTTTTAAAGCAGGTTGACATTTTGCTTTACAATAATCACAAGCAATATCAAGTAAAGACATAAATAAACAACCATCAGTTTGAATATATGGGTGAAGATCAGTATTATATTGTTTAATTATCATTTAGCAACCTTTCTACTTTTTCATTTACCTGTTCAACTTTGTTTTGATTTGTTGCGTATAATCCAATTGTAGATGCAATAATTATAAATAACAAGCTAATTAATAAACCTATAATCCAATTGCTATGTTTTTCTAATCTTTCTGTTTTATCTTTTAATCCATCATTCACAACTTTATCTATACTATGAACTGTTGTTTGTGTATCCTTTATATCTTCCTCTATTCCTTCAAATCGTGGTTTACAGAATTTTTCATAAACTCCTGAAGTATGATGTTCTGTATTATCTTTTGCCATTTAATTTACCAAGGTTCAACAATATTAATATCAATTTCTGTTGTACTTACTGCTTTACCAATTTTAACTAATCTTTCTATATTATCTAAAGTACCATCATCAGCACCTAAAGTACCATCTTCTTTTAAATAATAATCAGCTTCAGGTGTTAATCCAGTAAAACCGTTTTTAATTCCTTTAAATTGTACTTCTAAACTTTGTGCAGCAACAACAGATTCAGTTGCAATACCAACAACTTTTTGAAACCCTCTAAAGGTACGGCCATAAATTTCTGATGTATCTACAGTACTACCAATAAATAAACCACGATATTTATCTGTACATGCAACTTGCCATCTTCCAGATTTATCTTCACCCCAACCAGGAATAAAACCAAAAATGCCTTTTCTACTAATAAAAATTATATTTGTATCTAATCCGTTTTCTTGCATACAATAAAAACCAGGTTTATATGTTGTAGTTTCTAAAAATATAGAACTAAGATTATTACCACCATAAAAAAGTTGTTCATGTACAACACGTGGATGATACGATTGTACTTGATCTAAAGAAGCAGCAACAGGATCACCGTCAAAAGGAACACGAAAAACAAAAACACTATTTCCTACAGGTACTCTACGAAATACAATAAAATAATCTTCCCATAAATTACGAACAAACATAGTTGTATTTTGGGTATCATATCCAGAATCAGGAAAAAAGATTTCACGTGTTGTTTCTTGAAAGGGTGTAAATGTTCCAGTATCACTAATATGATATAATTTTAAAAAAGCACCTGTACCTGCATTATCTTCATATTGATAAACAATTACATTATCTCTAACATTTGCTAAATGATCAGCATCAAATCCAGCAACTACTTTTGTAGTATTATATTCACTTCCAACTTTAGAAATTGTAGTACCTGATAAAGAACAAAGTTGCAAACGACCAATATTATCACCAGTATCAGAATGATGATAAACAAAAAATCCTGCTTTAACTCTGCAACCATTAAAATCAAAAGAAGTATTAACACTATCCAATAATGTTGCAGCACCAATTGTAACAGTTGATCCAGAAAAAGAAACTGCACGTGCATATAAATCTGAACCTGCTGCATCTTCATAAAGTATAACAATTTTATCTGTATCAACATGAATTACTTTTCTTACTGCTGCTGATTGTAAATCTGTAAATGTTTGAACTGTACCTTGACTAATTGTACCATCTACATTTGTTGTTATTACAGAAATTCCACATTCAGGTGGTGATGTTGTATCATAAATATAAGCATATCTATTTTGAGATAAACGTACTAAAAATATAGAAGCTACCAAAGGTGGATCAGCTACAGTTGTAAGTAATTGAAAACTATTCCAAGGATTAAATGAAGTGCTTGCTTTTCTATATAAGCTTTCACCCCAATCTAATACAACAATTTCATTTTCATTTATATTATCTTGTATTGTAACAGTTTTAGAATTCTTTGGTACTAAAACTGATTTAACATTTGCACCTGTTATTTTTCTATCCAAACCACCAGATGTTCTAAGGTGTAAAATGTCAGTATCATTTATTTCTGTTACTGCAACTAAATCTGAAATGTTTAATGCCATTTTATCCTATCCTTGTAGCTCTAATAATTTGTGATGCTAAATTAGTTTTAAATATTGATCCTTGACCACCATCTGAAGTAGTTTTTAAATTTATATAAAAAGTTGTAGCTGCTGTTAATATTTGTTTTAATTTCTTTTGATACATTTGACCAAAACTTACTGTTGTCGAAAAGTTTGTACCAGGATTTGAAAAAGTAAAGTTTTGGGTAAAATTAAAATCATCTTCAGCACCAGCAGTTTTTGATAATGTTACAGCTAAATTAATTATTGCTTGTGCTGTTCCATGTTGCCTAACAGCATATTGACTATACTCTACCATATAAACACCAGCAGGTACAGTTAAACTTTGTGAACCTACATTATACCATGTTCCAGAAACAGGGTTTGTTTGTGCAGGTGTTCCAGTTGTAACAATATCTTCATAAACAGTACCTTCATTTGCAAGTACCCACCAACCAACACCATCAGAAATTATAACAACATAACCATATTGATCAGTAATTTCCCAATTTAAAGTACCATTAACTAATTCAGAACCTTGTGGTTCAACAATTACTTTACCTATACCTGAATCAGCTTTAATAAAAGTATATATTTTATTTTCATTTTCCGCAGCAGCTTGTAAAGCAGCAGTTCTATCAGTTGCACCAGTTGTTATTAAAAAAACTGAATTAACATCTGTATTTAATACAGAAAAATTAAAACTTTTTGCAACAGTTACACGTGAAGATTTAATTAAATTATTAAAAAGTATTTTCTGATCAATACCAGCAGAATTTCTAACTAATAATAAATCTACTGCTGAAAGTGCAGAAGCTTCAGTTAAATCACCTAATTGTTTAGCCATTTTCTTTTTCCTTTAATGGGCACCATGTAGGTTTTTTCTTTATATCTTTTATTCTTCTTATTTTATTAAAATTAAAATAACATTCAAAATCAACTCTATTTCCACAAACACTACAGTTTGGTATAACTTCATCTTTTGTTAATCCGCTCATTTAATCACCTTTCATCAATACAAATCCATTCATATTTAGAAGTTGGTACATCAACTTCTAAAATAGAATCAGAAATTGCTTTTGCAACATTTAAACCACCAGTATAATATGGTTTTATTGCTCCAATATTAACATCCCATCCATAAGGAACACCAGCAATTAAATTTGACATTCCAGTTATTGCACCCTTAATAACAGGATTTACAGATTCACTAATTGAATAATCACGATCAGCAAAACCTAAAAGTTCTGACATATAAAGTAAACCATGAAAAGGTATATCCGCATTTCCAGTATTTCCAGCAACATAATATCTACCATCAAAAGTTAAATCACCAGAAATACCACGCCTTGCTTGTGAACCATCCAAAGGTGCACGAATTAAACCCCTCCATATCAATTGCAAAAATCCATTTTGAAATGACATAACATAAGCTTCACGGTTTTGTACAGAAGCAGCACCCGTATCAATAGAACTAAATGCAACCCAATCAATTAAAATTAAACCGTTTGTCAATAAAAATACTTTTGCAATATTTCCTTGTGAAACATTATCTGTTAATGATGCAATTGATACAGGATTACTTGCAGGTTGCCAAAAATCAAGTACTGCATCATATTTAAAAACTTGCATCCAATAAGGTGCTTCAGAATCAGTTGCAACAGCAGAAGCAGCATAAATTAAAAGAATCAAACCAGGACCAATTACATTACCAAAAGTACGTGCAATAGTAAAATCATAATCATCAGTTCTATTTGAATAATCATAACCTATTGGGGATGTATTAAAATGTGTTTTTGTTGGATATTGATTTGTACCAAAATAATTTAATATAGGCGCTTTTATTTGTTCTGTTTTAGCATAGGTTATTGGATCATAACCAGTTTGTATTATATTTGCTGCTCCATAGGAATAACCGAAAATATATTTACCATCAACTTTAAATGGAATTCCACAATCTTGAAAATTATGGGATTCACTATACTGTAAAAATGTTCCCCTTTCAGTATATGTACCATCCCTATTTGAATGATAAACCCTAAATCTATTATTTGATGCTACAATATTATAAAAACAATATAATTCTTCTGAACCATCTGCTGCTGTTCGTGCATAAGAATTATTTGAAGCTGACCAATAATCATCCATTTCATGAAATGAACCAACTTGTGTTACAACATAAGTTGTTTTATTTAAACGATAAGTATAAATTCTTTTATATGTTGTAGAATCTTCTGCAATCACAATACAAAATTCAATTGTATTTGAATCTACATCACGTAAATAACCACCACCCATAAAAAACGGATAATTACTTGAAGCAGTAAAAATATCAACACCAGAACCACGCAAAGTAAAAGCTGTTTGATTAAAATTATGTTCATAAATTCTTAATTTATATTCCCATGTTGCTGTTGGAACATCAATATAACAAACTGCATAAAAATCTGCACCGATATAAAAACCAGATGCACCATAATCAGGACCAGCTAAAATATTTACACCAGGAATTATTGTTCTAAAAGCAAAATCTGAACCAGTACCAAATTTTTGATGTAATCTAAAAATAGGATCACCCCTACTAACAGCACCAGTTAATGTTACAGCAGGACCGACAACCCTACCAGCAACATCTAAACCTATTTTTAAATTGGGTGCAGTAATTTTTTTATCTAATCCACCAGATGTTCTTAAATGAAAAATATCATCATCATTAACATTTAATTGTTCATCTAATCCAGACATTTTAATGCCCATGAATTTAACTCCTTATTGTTTAGAGAATATTGCTAAAGCAGTATCCCCTTCCTCTACTTTTTTATCAATTTCATCAATAATATTATCTTCTAATTCACCAAAATTTAATTCAGCAGTAAACAATTTAGATGCTAAATTAAAAATAACCTCTTCTAATTGTAATTCATGGTATTTGTAAATATTTGCATATGCATCAATCCTATCTAAATAAAAATTCAAAACATTATTTGTTAGCATATTAATTCTAATTGTTTTAACATTTAATAAACCTGGATTAGTTATAACTCTAACTTCAAAATCTTCAGCAACAGGTTGAAGCATTTCTATATTATCTATATAAACAAATTCACCAACTTGTGTTAAACTAACTAAATAAAACCAAATTCTAATACCTGTTGCAGCAGCATCTATCGTAAAATCAAAATCCCACTGATTCCATGCATCTTTAGGATTAGTTCCTGTTGCTGAAACTAAACCAGACCATGCACCAGAAACATAATTTTGAACAAGTAACCTAAATTCACCTGTTAAAGATGGACCACCAGTTGAAGGAATATAATATTTTAATTTAATGTTATAACTTTTACCAGGAAGCAAACCATGTAAATCAGTTGTGCTTTCATTATCAAAAATGGAAATATATTTATTTCCAGCAGTACCATCAGTTTTTGTTAATTTATAACTAAATGAACCTTCAGCAGCTTGATCAGCAGAACGTGCCCAACTAACACCAACATTTAAAGGTGTTGTTTCACCTTGTATCATAGGTGGATCGGTTGATTCACAATTACCACGATCCATTAAATCAGTAAAATCAATACCAGCAGCAACTTGAAAATCAAATAAACCACCATTAGGTTTAACTTCAAAACCTGAAAGGGTAGTTTGTAAATCTATATTTTGAATAAGTTTTAACCACTGATTAAATGTAACTGCATTTATAATATCTACATCAAGTAAATCTGTTCCAAGTGAATAATCAATTTCTGCATCATCTGTTGCAGGTGTTGAAGTATCAACTTCTAATGTTCCTTCAACTGAACCAAATTCAAGAGTAATTGTATTTCCAAAAGTATCAGAAAATATTATTGATATTTTATCAACAGTATCTTCAAAATAAATATATAATCTTGCCAATTGTGCTAATGGTATTTCTTGATCTAAAACAAATTCTGCATATTCACCATCTGAACCAGAACCAGTAGTAAATTTAATTGATTGTCTACCAGTTAAAACACGTGTTGCTGAAAGTACAGCAGTTGTTACAGATAAATTAGATAAATCCCAATTATTTAAAGAATCACATTCCGCTATTATTTCCCAAAATAAATTTCTTTTATTTGAAATTGCCCAATTACCAAAATCAACTGCACTTAATCCTCTTCTAATAGATGTTGCTAATGTGATTTGTTCTGTAGTACTTAAATCAAAATCTAAATTCCAAGGTTCTTCACCAGCACCATTATTCATAGTTCCTAAATCTGCACTAACTCTATCTTTTCTAAATACTTCAGATTTAGTAACTGCAATTTTTGTTTGGGGAAGTGATCTTCTTTCTAAAATAAAATCACAAATATTTGCAATTGTAGGTGTATCAATATAATCAGGAAAAGTTATTTTCTTTTCAAATAAACCAAATCTTCCTTGTGATTCAGTATCTTCATAAGTATTAACATATTCAACTGCTTTAGGATCAGCAACAGTTGTTCTAAAAGTAAGAATTTTATTTATTATGTTTGAATTATCTTCTGTAACTTCAGGTGTTTGATATTGATAACCTTCAAATAAACCTGTTCTTAATTCTTCAGGCAATAATTCAAATACAAAATCCTTTTCATTATCAACATAAAATCTATATTTAGCATTATCATAATCATAATTTGCTATTTGTAAAATAGTAGAAAATACCTGAAATAAATTCTTATCTTTAAATTCAACCGTTATATTTGTTAAATTAGGAACATCAATTTTAAAAGAATTATAAAATATATCAATATCTGCACCAAGATAATTAGAGCAAATATCATTAATAATATCTTCCAGGTTAGCAGATGAATAATTTTCATTAATAACTTTTTTATAAAGATTTTTATAAAATCCTTCACCCCTAATTTCTAATACAGGATCATCTTGATCAGGCAAAGGAATTTCTACAACTTGACCGATAAAGCGTAAAACACCTGATACATAGAAAAAACATTCTGTATTTCTTGTAATAGGTAAATCATTATCACTTGAAATTTGAAAACTAAATTTTTCTACACCACCAATTTTTCTTTCTACAATTTGAGCATTTAATATTGCACCTGATTTATCTGTATCAGATAAATAAGCTAATACTTCACCTGTTGGTGATCTTAATTGTAATTGTATTCCTTCAGGTGGACTAATTACTTCAAATTCGGGCATTAAATATAAAACCTTTCATTAAAGTTCATAGTAAAATCAAATATTGCATCAGTAACAATAACTAAATTAGATGTTCCAACAGGTATAGTAAAAAATCCTGTACCTGGAAGAATTGAAATAGTTCTATCCAAATCACCAATTGAAACTAAACCATTAATACAATCAATTATTAATTCACCAAAACCAGTTTGACCAAAAACATCTTCAGAAAGTTGAATACCTTCCTTTGTAGATTCAATATATATTTGAAATTCTGTTACAGGTGCAATTGCATCAAGTACAATATAAGGTGGAACAGATGCAAACCCACTATTAGTAACAGAAATTAATGTTGTTCCTATTGGTATTGATTGTGTATAAACTATTGCTGTTATAGCAGACCAAAAAGGATCAAGTAATTCTAAAGTAAATTGAATATCTGCACCTATTTTATGCCCACCCCTATCATATGAAATATTATAATCTACAGGTGCAATAGGTATTTTTAAATTATTTGTGTTATCCCTTAATTCTGTTGTTTTAAAAAGAAATGAAATTAATTCATTTTCTGCTGATCTAAAATCATCAGAATTTTCTTCACCAACTTTATCAGTACCTAATGCACGTGAAAATGTTAAAACAATTTGCCTTGATCGTGTTCTTATTTTACCAACTTTAACCGATCCAGGTAATGCAGAATTTGGTATTAATTCATTTTCAAAAGAAAATATATCTGAATCATAGGTTAAACTTCCACGTGCAGGTTGTAAAATAGTAACATCATTTAAATCTAATTCATTACCTGCATCATCACGTAATGCATATTCAATCATACTGCTAACCTTAATTCCCTACCAAGTTTTTTAATTACTTGATCGGTTACTCTGTTTAAATCCATTTCATCAGATATTTTTGCACCAGCAAAAGAAACATTAATATTGTTTCCAGTACCAGCAATATTATCTGCAATTTGCCTTGAAATGTCATTTGGAATTACTTGTGATCCATCAGGCAAAGTAATAATTTCACCACCAGCTTCATTAACACGTGTTGCACCTGCTGTCATTCCACCCTGTTGCCTTGAAGGAACAAAAACCTGTTGTGCAATTAAAGCAGTTTGTGCAGCAGCTAAAGCTAATGATGCTGCTGTCATTACTCCACCAAAAATTGGTCCAGCAATCGGACCTAATCGTGTTGCTGCTCGCCACCACCCAACAATTGCACCTGCTGTATCAATCCAAACTTGTGCTGTTTGAAATTTCTTTTGTGATTCAAATTGTTTTTCTGCAAGTGCATTTGATTTTTCTAAAGCTTCTGCTTCTATGCTTTCTTTTTGTGCTTCATAGTTTTCTTCTGTTATTATTCCCTGTTGTCTTTTTTCTTCAAGATCATCTAATTGTTCCTGTAATGCTAAATCCAATCTATCTTTTTCATTTTGATATGCCATAGTTGACAAATTACCAATTGAAGAAAAAACAGAACTAAACCCTTGATTTATACTATCAAAATAATCTTCCCATGTTGCTTCAAGTTCATCAACTGTTTCGTCTGTATCATCTTTAATATCATCATTTTGATTTTGTACACCAGTAACCAATTCAGCAGATGCATCATTTAAAGCTGTAACTAAATCTTTTTGTCCAGTTACCATTTCACCCCAATTGGTGCGGACATTATCCCTTGTATTTTGAAAAGATGTTTGAATATTAGCATTTAAATCAGCAGTTAATTCTTCAGTATCACCAGCAAAAGTTTCTATTTCATTTCTAACAGTTTCATAAACAGCGCCTACACTTGTAATAAAATTCTGTCCTAAATCTTTAAATGCACCACCAGCTTCTTTTGCATTAGCTTTTACATCTTCCCATGTAGCTTCACCACGTAAAAAATCAAAGAATGTACCAACTGTATCTATACTTTCCCTGATTCCAATTACAAGATCAGCAATTAATCTAATTAATCCCTGCAAAACTTTTCCCATTACAGTTAATGCAGAAGTTGAAAGATTAACAACCAAAGAAAGTAATTTTAATGCACCTGCTCCACCAGTTGCTTCACCTGTAATATCTGCAAGTGCATCACGTATTGTTTCAAATACTCCACCCCAAACATCACGCATAGTTTCTATTAAAGGAACAGCAATTGTTTTAACTAATTCAAATGCACCTGCTAACCCACCAATTATATTTGAAACAACATTCATACCTTCAGAAGAAAGCAAAAATTGAATCATAGCTTGTGTAGCTTGTGTTGCACCAACTGCTATTTCATCAACAAAAACTTTACCAACATTCCCTACAACAGTTAATAAATTATTTGTTGAATTTCTTAGTGTTTCAAATGTTTTTTCTTGTTTATTAAATGCCTCTTCTGTTGCACCAGCAGCATCACCCATAGCTTCAAGGGTATTTGTAAACTCTTCACCACCTACACCAGTTAATGCCATAGCACCACGTAATGCCCTAATATTTGGCATAAGTGCAGACATAGCAGCAGCATCACCATCAGTTCTTTCTTCAACTAATCGTAATGCACCTGCTAAACCTTCAGCTTCAAGAAAAGCAGAACCTGAAGCATAACCCATTTCTTCAAGTGCTTCTGTCATAGCTTGTGAAGGTTTTAAAAATGAATTAACAATTGCATTTAATTGTGTTGTAGCATTTGCAGCACTAACACCTTGTTTTGTCATAGCTGCAATTCCTGAAGCTAATTCTTCAAGTGCAATACCTGAAGATGCAAACAAGGGTATTGATTGACCAATTGTTGAAGCTAATTGATCACCAGTTACTTTACCAAATTGAATTGTTTTAAAGAAAATATCAGAAGCTTGTGTTGTATTTATTGTTTCTCGACCATAAGCATTAACAGCAGTTGTTAAAACATCAACAGCAGTAAATGTATCAGTTAAAGCAGCTTTTGCAAACATAGCTGCATCAGTTGTAGTTTTCATAGCTTCCTCTGCTGTACCTGCACCAGCAGAAAAAGCCTGATATAAACCTTGTGTTAATTCTGTTGCATCACCTAAAGCTGGATTTAATGTTAAAACTTCTGTAGCTAATCCCTGTAAATCAACTTGTGTTGTATCAACAATTGTTGCAACATTAGACATAGCTTTTTGAAATTCGTTTGCAGTTGCTACAGCTTTTGTCATAGCAGCAACAAAAGCAGCACCTATTGCAGCAGCAGCAATACCAGCAGATTTAGTTAATTTTCCTAATCCACCTTGCCATTTTTTTGTGTCTAATATTGCTTCACCATAAATAGCACCAGCTTTAAATGCCATTATTTAACACCCTTCATATACTTTAACCGATCAAATACTGTATTAGTTCCTTTTGTTTTTAATTTCTTCAACCTTTCAAAAACAGTTTCTTTTTTCTTTTTATATAATTCATCCAGTTCATTTACCAACTGTTGCCTGTATTTATAAAAGATCGGATTGCCTTTTTTAGTTCCAACATTTTGAACAACAGACAATAAATTTGATTGTTCTAATAAATTGACTAATTCTTTTTTTCTTTTGCTGTTTGTTAATTTTTCAAGAAAATTATCTAATACAACATCATATCTATCAATTAAAATTATTGAATCAGTTATACTAAAACCTAATTCAATCAAATATAAAATTAATTCTATTTCTTCAAGTTTTTTTTAACCCCACCAATTGTTTCTGCAACATAAACCAGAATTTCCGTTAATGTTCCAGGTTCAATATTTTCTAAAAACCAATTTTTATCTTTATCATAAATCATAGCTAATTCAATAGCAATTGTTTCTAAAGGATTTGAATCTTTATCTTTTTTTGCTGCATTTTCAAGTTTTGTCCAGTGGTTCATTATTTCAACACATTTTTGTGCATTAATAAATTCTTTTGGAACAACTATAATTTCTTCACCTTTTAAAGTTGTTAGTTCCAAATCTAAATCTAATTTTTGTGCAACAAATTTTGCCATTTCTCAAATCTCCTTTTTAATTAAAATAAAATGGTGGGGAACAATTTTATTAATTAGAGGAAGAATAATAATAAAATTGATATTTAATCCCCACCATTCAAAACCCTTTCTAATTTTTAATTATGGTACACTGTTAGTTACAGGTAAATCATTTACTGCACCTGCAACATTAGGTGTAGTTTCCAAATCTTCAATTGCATCACCAGACATATAAAACCTAATTACATCACCAGCAACAAATGTTGATGCAGGGAATGTTAAGGTTAATAGTGCTGATGCAATTACACCATTTGTCGGTACAAAAAATTCATCATCTGCTTTTGCAACATAATCTGCTGCACTGAAAGATGCACCAACAAAGGCAATATTTTCATCAAATGTAATTTCAAGTGTAACTGCATCTGTAGCTTCAGCAGTTAGAATTACAGGACCAGCAACATCAGGCCAAACAACAGCAGGTACATCTTCACCAGTAGGATCACCCCAATAGCCAAATGCACCTACTTTAGTTGTCGATTCCCCTGTTGAAAATCTATGCCATTTAATACGGAACTGAACAGGCAAATTCCTTTGTGTATCAGCACCCCAATTAACAAGATCACCATTTACAATTGGGATAGCTTCATAAAACCACATAGTGTTGTAATCATCTTCCAGGGGTACACCATTTTCATCAACTGCACCAACACGCAAAACACCAGCTTCAAGATCACGCATAGATTGGTAAATACTTCTACCAACTGTACCAGCATCATCAGCAGGGTTTGTATTTTCACTTGACAAACCAGACATTAGCTGTACAAGCAAACCAGTTTTAATTTCACCAAAAGTAACATTTAAAATATAATCAATTCCAGTTCTTACATGATCAGCAGCTTTTGTACCATCTTGCTGATAAAGAATATCCTTTACATCTTGATCAGGTGTAAGCAAAGTATCAGCAGTTGTTTTCCCTAAATCAAAACCTTCAAATGCAACCTGTACTACACCTAAAGGTCCATCAAATAGTTTTGAAATTCCTTCAAAAACCGTTCCACCAAAACTCATTTCTTTTTCACTCCTTAAATTTATGAAGTTGTTACAATAGAATTAAAAGAAAACATTTCTATGCTTTCTTGATTTGCACCTAAATAACCAGGTGCTTGAATTGGTGATATTTGCCATGCTGTAATTGTTGGATAGGTAACACCATCAACAATTACTTGTGGCAAAACAATACCGAATTTATTTTTTAATAAATTATAAACCTGCTCTATTTGTTTTTTTGCTGTTGTTACATTTTTACTTCTGCTTAAAATTTGTACTGTCCAGTCAGTTCTATTATAAAAATGTTGTGGTTCTCCACCAGTAACATTAATCATAATTTGATCAGAATTTGAATCAGGATCAAAACCATTTGCAATAATATTTAAAGAAGATAAATTATTAATTACATATTGCACTAAATTATAAATCATATACCTGATTCCCTTTTATATGCTCGACCGATAACTTCCATTAATAAATCTTTATCTGCTTGCAAATGTTTTTCAACCCATTTATTACCAGCATCAGAATCTTGAACTGTAAACCTTCCCCACCCACCTTGCCATTCATGCATTTTATTTGCATAATCTGTATTCCAAACAAAAGTTGCTGTTAGTGGTTTAGCAGAATGTGTTTTTGCAGGATCAGGTCTTTCAGGTGATTCAGAATTAATAGTTAATTCATATATTTTTACAAGTTTATTCCCAACAAATGCAGAAGATGAACCACGCAAAACACCCCACCTAATAGGTGGTTTTCTTGATTCCTTTGAACCAGATGAACCAGTATTTGCCCATGTTAAAAATTGTATTGCACCTTTTTCTAATGCTTTTTGAAACATAGCAGGTGATTTACGTGCTAATCTTTGCAAGGGTTTTAAATTAACTGTCATTTCTAAACGTGCAGCTTTTGCCATTAAATCAATACTTCCAAATGTGATTGTTTAAATGCACCTGCTTTATGTATTCTTTTTACTTGACGCCTTCCTGATTCTTGTGCTGTCGGATCATTCCCATGAAATTTAATAATTTCTATATCATCCCCTAAATGAATTTCTGTATTTGGTGGAAGAAAAACCCAAACTTCAGGATCAATAGGTTGTCCAGTTGCATTATATTTAATTTCACTATTTTCTTCTATATATGCTTTTGATTCAAAAGAATTTAAAACTGTTTTAGTTCTAAAATTTGGATCAGTAGAATTATTATAAATCATAACTTCATCAGTAAAATAAATCTGCATATTATGCCCTTTGCCCTACTGGAATAAAACCAGCAGGTGCAGGTGGTTTTTCTATATCACCTTTACTAAAAGCTGAAAATGAATCTAATTGTTTTGAAGCTTCCAAAGCTTCTATAAATGTAGGATAAATTAAATGCAAACAATTCGGGTGATAAGGTGGTGAATCATTTAAAGGTGGGAATCTATTATCATTTCCAGATACAGAAAATATTTTCCCTTCAAATGGCATACAAATTCGTGTTGTAGTATTATGGGAAGAAACCTGCACTAAATCAGTTTCATAATTTCTTGCTTGTGCAAGTGCTGCTTGTGTATGTGCATCATGAAATTTTGTTCGTGCAACCAATTCAGCATAATAATCAGGTTTATATTTATATCTTCCAGCTTGCACAAATTGTTTATTTTGTACAGCTTCATCAAGTGCAGACCACAAACCACCAGATAAAGCATCTGCTGCTTTTCTTAAATCACCCATTTCAAAACCAACAGCAACAGTAATATCAACTAATCCTTCATTAATTAATGCCTGTTGTGTTTGCCTTAATAATCGTTGTATATTTCTTTTTCCTGATAATGCAGCAGAAGCAAAAGAATCTGCTGCATCTTTATATAATGCATTTACGATTTGCCTTGAAGCATTACTATTCCATAATTCTGTTGTAGTTCTTTTTCCAATTGCAAGAATTGATTTATTTCTTTTTATTCTTTGATTAATTGTATATAGACTATTTTTATACCTTTTTGGGATTTGCTGTAACGACCATGTATCAAATTGGGCAATCATTTGTGCATAGATATAATTCATTTCAGCTTCAATTGCTTTCCAATATCCAATACTTGCTTTTGCTCCATTAATTGATGATACCAATAGTTTCTGCAAAGATGTTTCAAGCTTTGTTAGTTTCTTTGACAAGCTTTGAAATCTTAAAGCAAAATCTTTTTCAAATGCACTATTAGGACCACCAAAATTTGACATTATGCGTTTGTTTCAAATCCAAAAATTGACAGTGTACCAGTCAATAAAGCAGTATCACTAATTACTGCAATTTCCCAACCAGCAGGGATTTCAATAGGATAATTCAAAGGTGAATGATCCATATGAATTACTTGTGCTGTTGCACCAACTCTAATTTGATTAATATATTTTTGAATTGTTGGTGTTCCATCTTGAATTACAGCAGATACAATACCAACTGCACCTGCATCTGTATCAAGATCAGATGAAATTAAATAAAACCGTTTCCCTGCGGGTACAGTATAAACAACTTGTGTTGCATTTACTGCTGAATCTTCAGCAAGTATTTGTGTTTTATCTCCGTAAAAATCCATAAATAAAACTCCTTAAATATCATATTGACCACGTAATTCAACAATATAATTTTCAACCATGTATTCAGGTAACATACCTATAATAAAATCAGGAATTTTAATATTTTTAATTTCTAATTCTTCCCTACGTTTTGACAATTCAAATTCTGTCAAACCAGAATAGATTTCTGCTCTACGTGCATCTAATTCTTCAAAATGATTATATAAATACCATGCTGCTTCAGCTTGTGCATTTTTTACTTTTTGTGAAGTTAAAGTTGGTGATAAATTTAAATCAGGGGAATTATACAACCAATAAAAAGCAGAAACTAATAAAGTTTCTTTGCTTTCCATTCCTTTAGGTTTAGTATCTTGTATTGATGTAAACCATTCCCTTGTATCAAATTTATTTTCTAAATAATCATTTGCTTCTGCTACAGTACACCAACTATTAACACCAACTGTTAATGCCATTTTAACCCCTTGAAAAGCAGCAGGTAAAATTAATTACCTGCTGCTTTCATTACTTAATTAATTTACTTACTTACTTTTAAGCAAATGCCAATTCGGCGCACTGATCCGTATCAGCAACAATTGCACCAAAAGCTGTCCAGTAAGTTCTCATTTCTGAAAGGGTTGAAATATCCCTTTCATTCAAACCCATTTCCTGCATGTAAACTGAATTTTGAATTTTATTTGCAGGCAATACAAGCAAAGCTTTATTAACTGGAATATTTGAATTCCAACTAAATCGTGGAATTACATTATATTCAAGTATTTGCCCATCAGCTAAAGTTGTAGCAGAACCGACAACCCTACCAGAAACAATATCAGGTGAAGTTGCACGGAACACCTGCATCAACCGTGCTTTTAGATTAGGTGAAGCATACATTACCATCGGCGCATTTGCAGTATCACCATAACCTTTATCTTTAGTTGCATTTCCAATTGTTACATAACCTGTATTTACAGTTGCAATATCCCTTGACAAAATTGGATCAGTTGCCCCACCTTGCCATGCAACAGCATTTAAAGCACAAGCTGTTGCAAGCAAACCGTAATGAACATCAGCCCACAAATTGTTAAGTTTAGCACGTACATCTTCCATTAAATTAATGAACTGATAGAGTTTTCTTGCCTCTATCATTTCCCATGTAACACCAATTCCCATTCCATACTTTTCAATTTTTGCATCTGTTTTACTTCCAGATACAGAATAAAATTTACATTTTCCACCTTCAGGGATTAGTTCAAATGTCATTCCAGTTTCAACGTCTGCAATTTCCCAACTTAGTTGTCCACGGCGCAAACGAATACCCCTGAAAGACTGTTGCCAAAAGGTATCAAATTCAGGAACAGCTTGTGTTACATTAAAAACATCTTTTGTCAATTGTGGTAGATCACTACTACCAGAAAATGCCTGAATTATTTTATTATCTGAATCTTTTACAGCAACAGCTTGCATAAATGCCTGAATTGATTTATTCAGAACATGCCCCTGCTGTTTATAATTTAGGACTATGCCTTTTTTCTTTTCCAAAACATAATCTTCACCAGCATTTTCATTCATGTGAACTACAAGATCAAACATTCTTTCAAGATCAACATTCATTTCTTGTTTACTCCTTAAAAATAAATTTTTAAATTAGATTAGATTATGCTTTCAAGAAAGCAGCATAACCGTCAAAATTAATTACACCTTCAAGCACCAGTGCAGTTTGTGCTTCTTTAATGTAACCAGCAAGATCAAGCGCACCAGCTACATTAGTAAACCAATTATTAGTATCATCCCAATAAACAGGTTCACCAACTGCCCAAACTTCACCAGTATTTTTAATTACTTTGCAAGTTTCAGCTTTAGTAATTAGTGTACGGGTTTCACCTGCTGCAACTTGTGCAGCAGTTATATCTTCAATTAGAAACCCAAGTACATCATTTGATTTAAGCACTTCCCCTGCAACACCAGCAGCAGCAGGTGTATAAGTTACTTCTTCATAGCTTTTTGCAAGCAATTCAACTTCTTTTGCCATTTCATTTTACTCCTTAAAAATTAAATTAAATTATTTTACACCCATTAACTTTAGTGCTTCCTCTTCTAAAGATTCAGGTGTTTCTTCAGTTTCACCTTTATCTGTACCTTTGTTTATTGTTTCATCAACTCCAAACAAACGTGCAGTTTCAGCAAATTCTTTTTTTCCATTTTCAATAAATGTATTTAAACTTTCTTTACTTAAATCTTCCATACTTTCAGGTTTAAACCGATCACTAATAAACTTTTTCTGTTTATCAGTAAATCCTTCACTCATTAAATTATTTATTTCTTTTCTTGCATTATCAATATCAAGTTTTCGCAAAGCTTCTTTACTTTTACTCTCCAAATCTAATTTTTCTTTATTCAGTCTTTCATTATCTGATTTTAAAGTTTGGTTTTCTGAAAACAATTTCCCAAATACACGATCATTTTTCATATCGTCTATGCTATACAATTGCCAAGGGAAAATGTTAAGATCACTAATCGCTTTTTTTACATCTTGTACAGTTAATTCCATTTTTTTTGACTCCTTATTGTTTTTTTCTTCTGCTTGAATATTAAAACAGTGGACAGTACCCAAACGCAAAGCACCTGGAAAAGCAGGTGATTCACGATCGCTTGAACCTAATGCAATACCAGTTACATCATTTATATCTGAAACTATATCTTCAGTTATTTCAATATCGCTTTCCATGCTGCAAACATCCATATCTTTAACTTTGTTTTCATCTGGAAAATGCCCAATAATTACATTTGATAATTTACCACCAATATCTTTTAGAAAAGAAACCAAAACTTCCCCAACTGAAGCACGATTATCATGATCATTTGTTGCACCATGCCCAACAAAAAACTTTGTTCCCTCTTTAATCTTGTCTGCTAATCTCCTGATCGTCGATTTTGTCCATTTTAGAATCTGCTGTCCTTCCCCGATCACTTTGGGTTTGCTGATTCCCTCTTGTGCTATCGTGTAAGCTTGCAGAATCCCCTTCCCCTTCAGTTGTTCCAGTTTTTGTTTCGGTATCTTTTCTTTCATTTCTTCCAGATTTAGATTTAGTTCTAATGCTTGTACGGTTATTTTCATCAGACATTTCCTTTAAAAACAAATCTTCAAGATATTTTGTTAAACTAATAATTGCATTTGAATAATCTGAAAGTTTTACTTTGAAATTAATAATTCCCTTTTTTGCAAATTCAGGTTTATCTTTTTTAACAGCTTCTAAATAAGGTACATTAATAATTACCCATGTACCTGATTTTTGAACATGGGCAACTATCTTTTCGCCTTCAGGTGTTGCAACTTGTAAAACTTTTTTATACATAACTATTCCTTTTTAATTTCTGATTTCTTTTCAATTTTAGCTTTTGGTTTTTCCTCTTTTTCTTCACCTGTAATTTCAGCATACTTTTTAGGATACTTTTTCTTGTACCAATCCATTACTGTAACTACTTTCATATCGCCTGTTCCCCTTCCTGCTCTAAATTGTTTTCTTGCTGTTGCAACTGCAACCCCATAGACATTAAATTATCTTTTTCACTTTTCTTTTCTTTTTCAATTGCACGTTTTGTTTTATATGGATCAATACCTGGAAGCATATTTCTATAATCATCAATAGAAATTGCTTCATCAGTATAGGCAAGATTCAAAGCTTTTACACGATCAAGAAAACCAGCAAAATCAATAAGGGGTAACTTTACTTCAAAATTATAATCAAGGTTTGAAATTTCTTGACCACCAGAATCAATATACATTTCTTGTGCTTTGATGATCATATCATATAATGAAGATTCCCAAATTGATCTTTCATTTACTGTATGTTGTTTGATCATTTCATAAAGGGTTTCTGCTGTTGATCTATTAGACATTAAATCAACATACCCTAACCAGTGTACAGGTACACCAGTAACAGAAGAAATTGTTTTAACTGTTGCAACCAATTCAGAATTTAAATTTTCATGTGCACCTTGTGATGGTGTTTCATATTTAAATTTCGCACTTCCAATAAAAGCTTGACCAATTTTCCATTTTAAATCATTCAACTTTGCCTGTAAACCATTAGCTTCACCTGCTGATGCAGTTTCAAAAACGGGTGTTATTCTTGCAAAGATATGATTATTTCTACGCATATCTTTAATTGCTCTATCATAATTTTCTATGTCAGTTAAAACAACACCTGTTTTTGTAACTGCTCCATAGCTGCTAAAATCATCACCACCAGTTCTAACATAAAGATAATTCCTAAACCCTGCACTAACCCAAACACCATCTTTTTTAATTTGAATATCAATAATATTTTCTTTTGTTAGTTTATCATCATAAACAGGACGATATGCATGGTCAATTGAATAAGGAACACGAATAAATTTTATATATAATTGACCATCCATCCATTCTTTAGGTTTTAGAATAAAAAGGGATTGTCCAGCTAATTCAGTACCCTTTACAGATTCAATAAAGTTGATAGAATTAAAATTATTTTTCTGGAATTGTTTTTCAATCCATTTTGCAGTTCTATCTTTTTCAGCACTTACAGAAATACCTTCCCCTGCAATAAAAGCAGTTCTTAAATCAACAATTGCACGTGCTTGCTGATTTCCAAAACTACTAAAACCATTATATTTTCTATACGTTTCAATAACTTGTGATTCATAATTTGAATATGCATTTACTGTACCTGGAATAGTAATATTGATTGTTCTACCAGTTAATAATGATTCAATTAAAACTGCTTCTTTTCTTCCCTCTACATCTGAAATTGCTTGTATTGTAATAGTTCTTTCTTTCTTTTTATTTTTTCGGTCGAATAACCCCATGTTAATTTTCCTTAAAAAATGTTATAATCAACTGTTGTAGCATAAGCATTTTTTGCTGCACCTTCATAAAAACACAATACTAAAGCATCAGCTTTATCAGGAGAATTACTATTCATAACAGCATGTTCTTTAAATGTATCTTTATTTTCAATTTTCATTACTTCATAACCTCTACGACCATTTATAAAATCATATTTCCTTTGTATTAATTGGTTTCTTAATTCTTCATCATTTGGAATATCAATATATTGTAGTTTATCCCTTAAATTAAAATACATTTCTGTTGCAATATCTTCATAGTGTTCTGTATCAATTGGTTTACCACCAAAATTAATTCTGTTTACTTTCCAACCATCTGCTTCAAGAAAATCTGCAACAGCTTTCCCAATATCACCATTATCAATATTAATTATTACTGATTTATCAATTGCAAAGGATTTTAAATGTCTAATTGTTGTTTGTGTATTTTGATATTGAGATTCATACTTATCAACTATTTTATTTCCATGCCTACGATAAAATACAATATGATCACCACCCTGATGCGCTATATCTGCACCTACTACACTATCACCTTCAAGAAAATTAATTTTATTTTCAATTGCAATATCAACTAAAGAAGATGGACATACAAAACGATCACCAGCAGTTCTTAATTCACCTTCCCAAATATGCCGTGCTTCCTCTTCATTTCTTCTATAATCAGATTCTAATTCTAATTTTAATGCATCAGTAAACCAAGGGTTATCTTTCCAATTTAACCAAAGCACTTCTGCATTAGGATCAGCATTTAAAATATAATCTATCCAAACAGGATCAGTTTCATATCGTGGGTTAAAATCCCACCAGATAACAGAATTTTCTTTTCTGATTGTTGGTCTTAAAATATTAATTGATCTTCTACTAATTGCTTGTGCTTCAGCAACCCAACACCGATCTGCACCTTCAAGTGATTTAACATCATCAGCTTTAAAATCCTGCATCCCTACAAAAATAAACTTAGTTCCATTAATACCAGAAATTTCAGTTAGTGTTGAATTATAAAACCATTCCCACCCGAAATGTTCAATTGTATCGTCGAGCAATTTTTTTACTGAATAACGTATTGTTTTTTGGATTTCACGAACACAAGGAATAAATAAAGAATCACGCATCCCTTCCAATAATAGAACACGTGCTATTGACCAACTTGCACCTTTACCCCTACCACCAACAATCAACCTATGCCTTTTATCTGATTTAACAAGTGTATCTTGAACCTTTTTAATTATCTGTACTTTTTGGATCAATCTACACCTTCCAATATGATCTTTTGCGGAACAACAGGCGCTTCTTTTTTATCTTTTGAACCAAATACTTCAGAAACAAATGTTTCTAAACTTTTAATTAACAATTGTGATTTTAACCTATCATCATCTTTTACTGATCTAACCAAATCAAGATAATTATCTAATAGTTCTTTTTTAAAATCAATTTCAACTTTCTTAATTCTTCTATTAAAATCAGAATCTTCAAAAGCACGTTTTATATCTTTATCTGTTAAACCATAATTTATTTTTGCAGATTCAATTGCTAAATCTAAATTTGGGATTGCTTCAAATTCATTTATAATTACCTGTTTCTTTTCATCTAATGTCATTTAGTATAGCCCATTATTGCAGGTTGTAATAAATTAAAAATGAATTTAGAAGATGGGATTTATTAAACAGTACCAGATTTAAATTAAATTGTCAATAAAAAAAATCCCCTGTTTCCAGGGGATTTTGCAAGGTAAACCGTGCAGCTTTATAGCTGCTCTACATCTGAAGGAAGATAACCACCCCATTCTTCAGGTGGGTTTGCTCCAAGTGCTTCAACTCTGTAAACACCATCTTTGAAACTAACCCATACCCTTGAATCAGGATCGGCAACCTTTAGGAACAAACGAACCTTC